GTTGACCCTAAGTTATCCACAGAAAAAATACTACTCAGGCATTACAGTTCAAGTTATCCACAGGCAATTGTGGACAACTGTGGAAAAGTACCTGTGGACAAGCCCCCAGCCGGCCCGATGGGGGGGGGTAGGGCCGGCGGGAAAAGGTCACAGGAACGGTAGCCCCGCGAACATTTTTTAAAATATTTTTATTTTTATTTTTTTCGTTTAACATCGCGCAAATGCAAACCACAATCTACAAGCCCGAAGACGAACAAGAGTTGATGGCCACTCTGTGGACACCGGCCATTGCCGATGACCCCGAAGCCTTTGTGTTGTTTGCCTTCCCTTGGGGTCAGGAAAATACACCCCTTCAAAACTTCAAAGGCCCGCGCAAGTGGCAGCGCGAAGTTCTGCGTGAGATCACCCAGCACATCAAAAACAACCAGGGCAAAGTAGACTTCAACACCCTGCGCAGTGCGGTGTCCTCTGGCCGTGGTATTGGCAAATCAGCCTTAGTCAGCTGGCTCACCATCTGGATGTTATCCACGCGCATAGGCTCAACAACGATCATTTCGGCCAACTCAGAAGCCCAGCTGCGTGCGGTGACATGGGCCGAGATCACAAAGTGGTTGGCCATGAGCATTAACAGCCACTGGTTTGAGGTTGCGGCCACCAAGATCACCCCTGCTGCTTGGCTGACTGAACTGGTTGAGAAAGACCTCAAAAAAGGCACACGGTATTGGGCTGTTGAGGGCCGTTTGTGGTCAGCAGAGAACCCAGATGCTTACGCTGGTGTCCACAACTTTGATGGTGTGATGGTGATCTTTGACGAGGCCAGTGGTATTGATGACTCGATCTGGGCTGTGACGGCTGGTTTCTTTACCGAGAACACACCGAACCGCCTTTGGTTGGCTTTTTCCAATCCACGCCGAAACACTGGCTACTTTTATGAGTGCTTTAACTCCAAACGAGATTTTTGGAGTAACAAGGTGGTGGACGCACGCACCGTAGAAGGCACAGACAAGGCGGTGTATCAGAACATCATTGACGAATACGGCCCCGACAGCTCGCAGGCACACGTTGAGGTCTATGGCATGTTTCCATCTGAGGGTGATGACCAGTTTATTCCGGCTGACATTGTGGATGAGGCCATGGCACGGCCCAAATACAAAGACCAAAGCGCCCCAATCATCATTGGAGTAGACCCTGCACGCTTTGGCGCTGATGCCACCGTCATTGCCATACGCCAAGGCCGTGACATTGTGCGCATTGACAGGCATCGAGGTGATGACACCATGACTGTGGTTGGCCACATCATCGAGGCCATTGAGGAATTTAGCCCTGCACTGGTGGTCATTGACGAAGGTGGTCTGGGTGCTGGTATTGTTGACCGTTTGAAGGAACAAAGGTACAAAATCAAAGGTGTCAACTTTGGCAATAAATCGGCAAATCCGATCATGTATGGCAATAAAAGAGCCGAAATGTGGGGAAAAATGAAGGATTGGCTAAGAACCGCATCAATCCCTAAAGATAGGTTCTTGAAAACTGATTTGGTTTCGCCTATGATCAAGCCAGATTCGAGGGGCACTATATTTTTGGAGTCGAAAAAGGACATGAAGGCCAGAGGTTTGGCCAGTCCTGACGCAGCAGACGCAATATGCGTGACGTTTGCGTTTCCCGTGGCTCACAGGGAATATACTGCGAAGGAAAGAACCCGCGCATATTCTGACCGCACGGCTGTAGCAACTTCTTGGATGGGATCATAACTATGGCTACCAAAAAAAATGTCTCCTTAAGCGTTGGCCGTGGCGAAAAGTTGCCAGTCAGCAAAGGTGCTGGCTTGACCGCCAAAGGGCGCGAGAAGTACAACCGCGAGACTGGCTCTAACCTCAAAGCGCCAGCGCCGAACCCCAAGACCAAGGCAGACCAAGGCCGCAAGGATTCATTTTGTGCAAGAATGGGCGCCGTAGCGGCCAACGCCAAGGACGGCGAACGCGCTAAAGCAGCTCTTAAACGATGGAAGTGTTAAATCATGGCCACTAAACCTGGACTCTATGCCAATATCCACGCCAAACAAGCACGCATCAAAGCTGGCTCTGGTGAGAAGATGAACAAGCCTGGCAGTAAAAATGCCCCTACCGCCAAAGACTTTAAAGAGTCGGCTAAAACTGCGAAGAAGAAATAATCATGGCAAATACGAAGCCTATTGGCGTTGCATACGAAGACCAGAACATTATCAACGCTGATATTGTCAAGGCTACTGACATTGTTACCACTGGCACGATTGGTTATGCGGCCAGTGCTTTTGGTACGGTAACTCAAACCAACAATAAAAACACAGCGGTAACACTTAACACGCCTTCTGGCCAGATTACTACTGCGGCATCACAACTGGCTCCTAACGCCAGCGGAGTGTTTGTGGTTAATTGCAGCACAGTCAGCAACAGAGATGTGGTGGTGGTTAGCGTGGCTTCTGGCGGCACTTTGGGTGCATACAATGCTTTTATTTCAGCCATCGCTAACGGCTCGTTCACGATAGAAATCAAAAACGTGACCAATAACGCTTATTCTGAAGCGATTAATTTGAATTACGCTATTTTTCACACGGAGAGTTAATATGCCATTGGTTAAATCCAAATCACCCGAAGCCTTCCGCAAGAATGTGAAGGCCGAAGTGGCCGCAGGCAAACCAATCAAGCAAGCCGTGGCCATTGCCTACTCGGTCAAGCGCGAAGCACAAAAACCAATGGCAAAGAAAAAATGAAAGCACTGCAAGACTGCATCATCATTGAGCGCGATGTTGAAAAGCATCCCTTGTTTGTTTTGCCACAGAATTCACAGACTGAAACTGGCATTGCGGTGGCCGTTGGCCCAAAATGTTTGGACATCAAGGTTGGTGACCATGTATACTTTGGCGTAGGGCAAGAATTTAAGCAGGACGGCAAGATGTATGTCGTCATGCGTGAGCCTCATATTTTAGGGGTTTTGGAATGAATGATCCAACCGGAATAGTCGCAGCCGCTAATGTGGCTGCTGGCGGTAAGCCTGCAAAGAGTGATTCAGACATATTGACAGTTGCCCGTGCGCGACTGGACATGGCTGTCTCTGCATTGGCTGAAAGCCGTGAGGATGAGATTGACGATCTGCGCTTTTATGCTGGATCACCTGACAATCACTGGCAATGGCCTGCTGATGTCTTGGCCACTCGCGGTGCGGTGCAGGGTCAGACGATCAACGCACGCCCAACGCTCACAATCAACAAACTGCCGCAGCATGTTCGTCAAGTGACGAATGACATGCGTCAGAACCGCCCAGGCGCCAAGGTCATCCCAGTCGATGACAACGCTGATGTGGAAGTGGCCGACATTTTCAACGGCATGATTCGCCACATTGAGTACATCTCTGACGCTGATGTGGCTTACGACACGGCCTGCGAGAATCAGGTGTCTTATGGTGAAGGTTACATCACCCTGATGACCGAGTATTGTGACGAGAACACATTCGATCAGGACATCAAGATTGGCCGCATTCGTAACAGCTTCTCGGTCTACATGGATCCGCTGATCCAAGACCCAACGGGTGCAGACGCCAAGTATTGCTTCATTACCGAAGACCTCACAAAAGCAGAATATGAGCGCCAGTACCCAGATGCTGCGCCTATCTCTACGCTCCAGTCTCTTGGTGTGGGTGATCAGTCAATCAGCAACTGGCTCAATGAAGACACAGTGCGTATCGCTAGTTATTACTACATTGACTACGACAAAACCAAGCTGAACTTGTACCCTGGCAACCAGTCGGCCTTTGAAGGCACGCCAGAGGACAAGATGCTCAAGGCTATGTTTGAAAAGCCAATCAAAAGCCGCATCTCTGAGCGCCCACGGGTGATGTACTGCAAGATCAACGGTTACGAAATCCTTGAACAAAAAGAGTGGGCTGGCAAATGGATTCCCGTGATCCGTGTTGTTGGCAATGAATTCGAGGTTGATGGCCGTATTTACATCTCTGGCTTAGTGCGAAACGCCAAAGATGCCCAGCGCATGTACAACTATTGGGTGTCTCAAGAAGCTGAGATGCTGGCACTGGCGCCCAAGGCTCCGTTCATTGGCTATGGTGGCCAATTTGAGGGTTATGAGGACAAGTGGAAGACAGCCAACACGAACAACTGGCCATACCTAGAAGTAAATCCTGATGTTACAGACGGCCAAGGCGCGGTCTTGCCACTACCCCAGAGGGCGCAGCCGCCGATGGCTTCCACGGGTCTATTGCAGGCCAAGGCAGGCGCATCTGAGGACATCAAGTCCACAACCGGCCAATACAATGCCTCTTTGGGCATGGGTTCTAATGAGCGCTCTGGTAAAGCCATTTTGGCTCGCCAGCGTGAGGGTGATGTAGGCACTTATCACTATGGTGACAACCTAACCCGCGCTGTGCGCCATGTGGCTCGTCAGTTGGTGGACTTGATCCCCAAGATTTACGACAC